CTTTTTGAGTATTTTCAACATTTTTTTTAACTAATTCTGCAGTTATAAAATTTGTATTGTTTACAACCGTCTCTGCTAAATGCTCAATAACTAAATCTTTCATTCTTGGATCTAGAAAGCCACCAGCCTTCATAAAATCCTTATTAAATTCTTTTAATAAAAGTCTTATGTCAGCAATGTTTTTAGGCATTTCATCAGGAGGAACTTGTGATAATCGTTCTCTTAAGTAAGCCTGGTGTATTCCTACAGCTCCAAAAACATCTCCTTTTAAAGCAGCAACTATATTTGAAGTACTACTTTCTTGTAATTGGTTTGATAAATCTAATTTTTCTATTTCGCCTGTATCAAGCAATTCATTAGTAACTTCATTATTTGCTTGACCATTTGCATTAACTTCAAGGTCTAATTTTTTATTGTTTTCTTTAGAAGTTTCAACTTCAACTGGAGGTGGTACTACTTCACCACCACCAAGAGATTCCCATAAAGCATTATCTTTTTCTTTTTCTAATTGATCTTCTTTAATTGTCTGGTATCCTTCAATACCTGTTTTAGTTAAAGAAATTAAACCATTAATAACTTTCCAATTTGCATCAAATTTTGCCTTAGCAATTTGTTGATTACCTTGTAATGTCGCTCTATCTAAATTAGCTTGTATTTGATTAGCTCTAGCTAAGTTTTTTATATTATCAATTTTATCTTGTGCTCTTTCTTTAATCTGATTTGATTGATCGAGAGGCTGTACTGGATTAAAACCTTTTTCTTTAGCAAAACCTTGAAAATTGCTACCGTACTGAGTTGGTTGATATCTTCTTGCCATTATTAAGCCCAATTATAAGAGGGTATTCCTAGCTCTAAATCTTTTCCTATGCCTATAGGTTGAGGAGCTAGAGTTGGTGTACTTACAGGTGTTGGAGTTTTAGAAGCGATGACATTAATGTTTGATAAAGCTTTAAGCCTGGTTTCTTCCATAGAATTACCCATTGCCATTTCTGCGGATCTTAGAGAAGCGTTTTGTTCTGCTAATGCAAATCCCGCTAATCTTTCTTCATTAAGAGCTAGTAATCCAATAGATTGTCCAATTCCTCCTTCCGCTAAAATTCTTCCTTTTCCACCTATTTGTTTTGCATATATTTCTTGGGACTTAAAAGCTGCTTTTGTTTGTATTTCTTTTAATTTTTCTTGTTGTGATACGAAGGCTGCGTTTGCTGCTTGATCTCCGAAGAAATATGCTTTTTCTGCGGCTAATTGAGCTGCTTGTTGTGCTTTAACATCTCCAATATGTTTCTGCACAATCGCCTGATTTTGAAAGTTTTGTTGTTGCTGGGCTTGTCTATAAGATAAATCTTGCTGCTGTTTAGCCATATCAACGGTAAGTTGCATATTTTGCATACCTTGATAAATACTTGCAGCAGTACCTACCGCTGAGACAACTACTCCAGCTATTGCTGCTGAACACATAGTTTTACAATTTCATAATATGGGAGTGCATGTGGTGGTGGATGGACAACTTTTATTCCTTTAAATCCAAGTATTTTTAATAGTTTGTGGTGAAAAATGTTTCTTGCATCTGCAATATTCCATAGGAGGCGATATTCGTGCTGTTCATTTAGCCAGCGTTTTAAATGTCTTACAAATGTATGGGGTTTCCTGGTGACAATAGGAGTACAAAGCATCCAAACTTGTCCTACATGTTCTCTTGTATCTGGGATAATTCCCCCTATACCAGCAATACTTCCATCCTCATCAAAGAAAGATACTGTGTTACTGTAAAATTGAACTATAAAAGAGAGGGATAAAGGATGATGTCCTAACCCCTCCATTTCCATACGGTCTTCTTTACGAAGATTATTAGCTACCAAAATCGCATCCTTCACCGTAGCTTTACGGTAATAGGGTTTCATTAACCTTTAAGTTGTAATACGTCTCGTTTGTTGTAATGACCTTGCCAGGAATAGCTGGTTATAGCTGAAGGGACAGGATCATCTGCATATATACTTGCCTTGGCATCTCTACCTAAGCAAAATATTGGTACTGTTTTTGTGACTACTTCTTCTAATGCTGGAGCGTTAGCTAAATATAAACCAGCTCTAGCTATATCTACGTTATGTGTATAGTTTGTATATCCTAATTTCTCTATCTCTACTTCATATCTACCTGAATAATAAAGATCTAAATACAACATCTCTACTACTGGATTATCAATACGATCAGCTTTACCTTCAGTTGCCACATAAAATGCTGGTAAAGAAACAGTCATTCTATATTGCATCCCAATTACATAATTAACTGAAGTTAATGAACTAGGAACCAATATAAATTTACCGCCACCATCAGTTTGTATTGTTGGTCTAATAAAGTATCCAGCATCAGCACCGCTAGTCATTATAAATACAGGTGTTGTTCCATTTACATAGCCACCAGCAGGGAAATATATTTTTGTATTTGTGCCAACTGTACTTGTAGTTAAAGAAGCTTTTGTATGTATAAAATCCAATCTCGGTAAAAATTTTGTGTTAAAACTTGTCGAGATAGGAGCTGTATCAGGATCATCTAGTAGCTCCATTTTTTGTAGAGTACTATTTGTTCCGTCATAAGAAACTATATAAGCCGTATCATTATCAAACTCCATCATCCTAACTTGAGTTGGAAATGTCCATTTACTCCAACCAGCTAACTGTCTTTCATTTCCAGCATTAAAAAATTTAAAACTAAAAACTGTATTACTATTATCACCCCAAAACAACATACTGTTATTAGGTGAGTTAGTAGCCCATTTTAAATCAGGTGGAATATATTCTGGAATGATCCTGGTATTATCTGAAACTGTAGGTCTGTTATCTACAGAGTCAGCTGCCATTTCTAAAATCTTTGTATAAGTATCAGCTTCAGTTACAAACATGACGCTAACACCAGTACTTAATGGTTCAGTTATTGACTTGTAAGTATAGGTAGCAATTTCAGTTAATTTAACTGTAGCTGGTCCAAAAGCAACTTCTTGAGAAGCCATTAAAAACTGAGAGTTTTCAGCAAATAAAATTAGTCCTTTGGGAGTACCTATTGCAGCTTGTAAAATAGCTGGTTTTTTACTTGATGCTGTTAGATCTATTGGATCACTATCAGTAACCGTAATTGCAGAGGTTTGGAAAAAATTAAAATAATCTCCAGGTTGACTAAGAATTACAGCATCTTCGCATAAGAAACCTAGACGGTTTGCAAAGAAGAACATGTTAGAAATACCCTTATCTACAAAACTAGGATTAGGGTTACTATATTCATCTCCTACTTCTTTACTAGCCCAACCACCAAAAGCAGAAGAACTATTTAAAGCATCTAATGTAAAATTACCATTTGCCTGTCTAATAAGAGCATGTGGCATAGTTGAAGAGTTTAAACCTGTTTCTATTCCAGGCTTAATTGTTTCTGTCCAAGATCCAGCACCAGGGATACCAGCTGCGTCAGGTTCAAAGATGACGTAATAATCATCAGCTGTACTATCCTGGGTATTTTTTACTTTGCAAATAAAATCAGGAAAACATTGGAATGGTAATTCTGCAATATCATTAGCTGTATCTTTTATAACGGTCATTGCCTGGTTGGTTGTACCACCTCTAACAGCAATGTTGAAACTTCTAGTATCTGATCTTTTAATCCTTAAAACATTACCAATACTATCGCAAGTGTAATTAGAAATATTATTTACAGCATTTTTTAAATTAGTAATAATATCTCCGATCTGTAGAGTTCCAGAGCTTGCATTACTTGGGGTTGTAAATGTAGCTATTCCATCACTTGCATAAGTATATTCAAACGCTTCTTTACTTACTCGAATAGTGAATTGTTTACCGCCTTGAGTTGCAGTAACAGTATCTCCTACTCTCCATCCAACACCACCATTTTTTAAAATTACACTAGCGTTATATCTAGAAATGTAAGAGTTAGATTCTTCATCATAATAAGCAGAACATTGGTTAGTAATTCTAAATTGAAGTCCTGATTTACCTGAAGCTGAACCTGTATGATCTCCAGCTGAATGTTGAGAACATGCACCATTATCAGCTACTTCATAAGATCCAGGAATAATTTCTAATTCTGCAGCTCGATAGACTTTAGTTTGGGAAGTATTACCATCTCTATTTAAGTCAATAGAGTAAGTGGTGTTATAAGCAATCGAATTAATAACAACTAATGCTTCTTCTTTAGTAGTGGTTAGCTGAACAGCGTTCATACTAACGTCTCTATCAGAGTTAGAAATTAACGTATAGTCAGCAATAGATAGAGTTTTTAAATTATTTAAGTTAGTTGTGTCTAAGTATGTTTGAGCACTTGAACTAACTGTAACTGTTCTGGTTTGACCAGTATTTGCATCCCAGGCTTTTACCTGGATAGTTGCTGGACTTCCAGATTTGTAAATTGCAATTATATATCTTTCGTCATTGTCTCTAAATATCGGAAACCATTTTGCATCTGAGGGAATGTTATTAGCTAACAATCCAACAAATTCTGTTGGTGGTCTTTTCTTACATCCGAAAGTTGGATCAAGATAAGCATTAACAGCTTCTCTAACTTGACCAGGTAATTTAATTGGATCAGGCTGTTGACTAACCCCTCCTAGTAGATTGGGTATTGATTGTGATACTGCAGCCATTATTATCTTTTGATAGCGTTATACGGTAAATATGTTTGGAACTCTTTACCTCCAGCTGAGTCATTAAATATGTTGTAATCTCCTTGTTGAGTTTCATATTCCATAACTGCAGCTCTAGCAATTTCCTCTTCTTTTTCAGAATATTTAACTACTTCGTTTGAACCTACAGCTCTATTAGCAAATAAGTTTGCAGCTCTAATAGTTATGTATTGTTTAAATACTTCAGGTAAATCAATAAAATCAAAATACCAAATTACTTTTAAATACTGTTTAGTATCAAATTCGTAAGTATGATCTCTTTTGTCATATAGCCTGGCATTTGTAACTCCAGCTGGCTTCCTTATTATTGGCTCTAAACTAGACCATTCTGGAGAGTCTAAGGATAAAACATTAGCTGGAATTTCAATAAATTTATTATTGTCAGGAGTAAATGGATAATCTTGTTCAGTATTAAATACCCAACCTTCTGATTGCAAAGCATGTGATACTTCATCTATCATTCCTTCTGCTAAAGAAGATAAAGGGTTAGATGTAGTTAAACTTGTTAGAGGTGCTTGTCCAATGTTGGATAGGATTATATTTACGGCTGCTAATTTAGTTAGCTTATAGGTTGTTGCCATTTATTTTCTAGGGAATGGTAAGCCCCGAAGAGGATATAGATCCTCTAGGGCATTTTATTATTGTGCTTGTAATGAACCAGCAACGGATACTCTTAAAGAGCCAGCTCCCATTGCAAGTTTTCCAACGATCAAATCGCCTTGATACTGAACGTG